GTGGACGCTGCCACCGTCTCACTCCTGGTCAGCGATGCCGGTGCGTCGACATATCGCCCGGAGCACGTCGACCTCATTACCGACGCCGCCCTCCTCCGTGAGGCATCTAACGCGGCACACAACGCCACCGACCCGGATACGCTGCTCGACCACTATGCTCGTCTGGCAGATAAGCGCAAGGGGGCTAAAGCCAAAGCCTCTCACGGCCCGCAGCGCATGGACTTCGACTACCTGCTCACCGCTGACCGTAAGAACGACCCGAACAACATCCTCGGCAACCGATGGCTCTGCAAGGGCGGCTCTCTCCTGATCGTCGGGCAGTCGGGCACGGGCAAGTCCTCACTGATGATGCAGGCCGCCGTCCATTGGGCGCTAGGCCGTGACTTCTTCGGCATCAAGCCAGTCAAGCCCCTGCGCTCAATCATCCTGCAAGCCGAGAACGACGCCCTCGACTGCGGCGAGAGCCTCCAAGACGTGGTGGCAGGTGCCTACCTCGACTCCGCCGAGATTGCGCAGCTGAAGGAACACCTAGCCATCTACCGCGACACCGTCAGCACCGGCACGACCTTCACCGCGGCACTCAAGGCCCTCATCATCGAGCACAAGGCTGACATCGTCTTTGTTGACCCTTTGCTGTCCTTCGCCGGCATCGACGTCTCCGACCAGGAGCAGGCGTCAAAGTTCCTGCGCCATGACCTCGCCCCGATCCTCCTTGAGACAGGCGCTGTCCTCGTCGCCATGCACCACACTGGCAAACCGAAGACCTCAGCCGATAAGGAAGGCCACACCGTCGCCGACCTAGCCTACGCGGGCCTCGGCTCCTCAGAGTTCACTAACTACTTCCGCGAGGTCGCCGTGCTCTTCCGCTGCCAAGGTGAGGAGCCCATCTACAAGTTCGGCCTGACCAAGCGCCGTGGCCGGGCAGGTCTGAAGGACGCCGCCGATCAGTTTAAGTCCGAGATTTACATTCGCCACGCCGCCGAAAAGGGGGTCATCCGATGGGAATACAGCCAGCCCCCCTCCCAGAGTGCCACCGACCCAGCCCCAAGGCATAGCGATTCCCGCCCCGCTAAGGGGTCTACAGGGCGTTTGGACATCAACTGAGGGTCAACACCCGTACCCCCACCCTTTGACCCATGTTTCCCACCCGCTCAACATCTTACTCAACATCTGTCCCATGTACTACGTACAAGGGTGACTCTAGTCTCACCCCTTGTCGCTTACGCTCGGGGTTCGACCGAGTCTCTGGCGAGGAGGCAAGTCTACCGCGATGACCAAGCCTAACCGTACTACCGCGCGGAGAGGGTGGGTCTTGCGCAAGCTGAGTCTGACCAGGCTTAGGCAGAAGGCTTGGCGTGAACAGCCGGAGAGGATGGAGAGTATCAGGGTCAAGGCCATCACCGCAGCCAAGGCAGTCAAGGAACAGAAGAACCAACGGATCAGGGAAGCCATGAGCGCTTGGCCTAGCACATTAGACACTGCGACCTTGAGGGAATACATCCTGAAGGACTTCACCTACAAAGGGAAGTTATCATCGCTTATCTGGCGGATGCGTCGTCATGGCATGATGGAGTTCCGCGAGGACGGACTCTGGCACAACCTTTGCCACTTGCCCGCTGAGTAACATCCTTACCAAATGCAAGGGTGACCAAACGGGCCAAGCTCAACGACCTGACCGCACCCGCGCCGGATGCCAAGTCGTTCGACGCGTGGTTCTTCTCGCAGACCAAGAAGGAACAGGAACGTATGCGCGAGAACGGCGTGCTGCCTTACCGCGAGATGGTGCCGAGTAAGCACGTCTTCGCCATCGACCCGAATAACCGGGCATGGGCCGTTACTGATACGCCTATCGAACGCACTGAGGTCGACGCGTTCATCTCTCGCGATCATGTGGGCGTGATGCTCAAGGCGTTCATCGATGCTCTTGCCTGCTCGGATTCATTCTACATCAGGCGTCACGTCGAGCTGGTACGCTGGGCCCTGTCACTCCCTGGCTGTCTGTCCTCGCGTGCCATCGGCGGGATGTATGGACGCTCGCACTTCTGGATGCGATCGCGCGCTCGAGAGATTCAGTTGCGCGTTAACTCTGACGCGTGCGGGATGTTCCCCCACGTGAATGCCAAGCGGGACAAGTTCAAGCAGGCACGCAAACGATGAATAACGCCCATAAACCCCCGGTAAGGAGTCTCCTAGACCCCCACCCTACCTGCTCGTGGCCCGACACCACGGAGGTTTTCCGTGGGGTCACTTTGCGTTTTCATGGGGTTTCTCTCCAAAACCCATGGCTTTGACCAACGCCGAACTCGGCCTTGCTTTAGGCGTCACCGCGCAGCGCATTTCAGCGCTTCGCAAAGACGGTATGCCGACCGACTCCATCGACGCGGCCAAGGCGTGGCGGGAAGCCCGGGCTGGCGTTCAACGTGCTCGAGCACCACAACCCGCACCGGCGCAGCTCGATGACGGGACGCTGGCCGACACCATCCAGCAGCACCGTGCCCTGGTCGGTCGGGCCCGCGGCGTATGGCAGGCGGCCATGGAACAGGGCGATCCGAACGGCCCCAAGTACCAGACGAGTTATAACCAGTCCCTGAAGACGCTGGTTGCCCTCGAAGAGGAACAGGAACGACGCCTCATCCTGGCTAAGGACTACATCTCGTCAAAGGAAGCAGCCGAAGCCATGCGGGAACTTGCGTCGGGTGTCGTCAACCGTCTCGACAAACTCGCGCTCGACGTGGCCGAAGGGTGCAACCCCGAGAACCCTGCCAAGGCCGTCAAGGTGCTCGAGGCATGGGTGCGCCGCGTGAAGGCCGAACTCTCCGCCGTCGATGAACAAGAGTGACCTGCTCCGCATTGGTCGGGACGTGCTCAAGCCTTCGGACTCGGGCGACATAGTTGACTGGCTCGAGGACAACGTGCACGCCATCCCAGACTCCCCGATGCCCGGGCCGTTCCGATCGGAGCGGACGCCGTGGATTGCGGAGGCACTGCGGATTGCCGCCGACCCCGAGACGAAACTCCTGACCATCCTCGCCAGCATTCAGTCTGGCAAATCTCTCTTCGCTCGACTGTTCACCTGTCACATCATCGCCAACGCTCCCGGGCCGACGATGGTGCTCCAGGCTACGGACCCCGAGGCCAAGGATTTCGCCCTGCGTTACCTTCGCCCGGTGTGGGCCAACTGTCCGCCGGTGAAGGACCGCATCTCGCTCGACGACATGGACCGCTCGACGACGACGGACTTTGACCGTATGACGCTTTACTGCCGCGGCATCTGGAACGAGGCAAACCTTCAGCGCCTGTCGCTACGGTACACGATAGCCGACGAGTGTTGGATGTCCCCGCCCGGTCACTTGGCCGAACTCAGCGCGCGCGTCACGGCGTTCGGCTGGATGGGCAAACGCATCTTTATGTCGCAGGGTGGCAAGGCGGGTCAGGAGTTTCATCAGCTGCACGAGACGACCGATCAACGTGACTGGAACTTCCGTTGCCCGAAGTGTGACCACCTTCAGCCCTGGGTGTGGGAGCAGATCAGGTTCCCCGAGGACGCCAAGGTCAGCGGGTCATGGGACTTGCACAAGGTCAGCGTCGGCACGACTTACGAGTGCGCGTCCTGCCGCACCTTGCTCCCTGACACTAACGCCACCCGCATCGAAGCCAACGCCCGCGGCACGTTCATCGCCATCGCCGCATCGGTCAACGCTGGGCATATCGGCCTGCACTGGAACGCCCTTGCGACGATGAGCTGGGGCGAGCTCGGGGTGCTGATGCTCAAGGCCAAGGAGTCCGTCGACCAGTACGGAGACAACAACGCCCGGATGCAGTTCAAGCAAAAGCGGCTGGCGATGCCCTGGTCTGAAGAGGGTGGCGAGATGGTGAGCACCGCCGAGTCGGCCAACTACAAGATGGGCGACGCGTGGGACGCCGAGGCCATGATCTCGCCGAAGGGCCGGGTCATCGAGCAGCAGGACGCACCGCAGGGTAGCATCCCGTTCCGCACGATGGGCATCGACGTTCAGCGCGGTCACTTCTGGGTAGTCGTTCGGCGCTGGGCCAAGACCGGGCATAGTCGGCTGCTGGCCTTCGCCCGCATCGAGTCATGGGGAAACATCGAGGCCTTTGCCAAGCAGTACGCGGTGCACCCTGCCATGGTCTTCGTGGACTCGGGTGACTCGACAACTGAAGTCTACCGCGAGTGCGCCAAGCGTAACTGGAAGACGGCCAAGGGTTCAGGCTCCGAGGACTTTGCGGTCACCGATCGGGACGGGAAGACGAGCCGTCGCTACTACTCCGAGAAGCAGGCCATCGTTGTCCCTGGCATTCCGCAACGGGCCATCCTCGTCTCGCACTCCAACCTCGCCGGCAAAGACCTCCTGCACGGCCTCCGGGCCCGTAAGGTCTGGACCTACGCCCTAGACGCCGACCCCGAGTACGTCTCTCAGCTGAACTCCGAAGTACGCGTCAAAGACCGCCGCACGGGCAAGGCCCACTGGATACTTCCCCAGGGCAAGAAGGACAACCACGCCCTAGACTGTGAAATCCTCGCCCTCCTAGCCGCCGTCCGCTGGGGTATTGCTGGGCGGGAAACCACCGAAACCGACTTGCCTCAGAGCGGAACATGAGCACGCTATCTGCAAGGGTGCGCCGTTCGGTGTTGCAAGAAGGAAGAAGCTTGTGGCGTGGGCTGGTCGGCGCACCCCCCTTCGGCTTCCATTCTGGGCAAGTTTATCCCATATGAGCTCTGGAATCTTCATCGGACTTACGGAGTGCGAACTCCTCGACATCAAGGCCAAGGCTCTCGCTATGATCACGGAGGGCAAGACCCTGATGTCCTACTCGGACTCCGGCTCCTCCGCGTCGAAGCAGTTCGCCATGCCCCCGAAGGAGATGCTTGGCGAGGCCATGTTCGCCCTGAGCCGCCTCGACCCGCAGACCTACGGACGCTCTATCACGACCATCTCGACGTCGTGGGCTACGCGCCGCGATTAATCTATGGCCCCCCGCAAGACCAAAGTCCCCACTGTCAGCCTCCGCAAGCCCGTGCTTAAGGCCGCGGCTGATGCGCCTACGCTCAAGCCACAGGCCGCTGTGATGGATAACGGTGGTGGCAGCGGCTTCGGTGGGAGTTACTCTGGATGGCAAAGCACGATGTTCTCGAACGCTCGCCGTGCCATCTTTGGCCGTGCACCGGGCGACCTACGCCAAGACCTGACGCCGTGGAACCGCATGGCAATGATGCGCAAGTGCCGTTGGGCCGAGCGTAATAGCGGACTCTTCAAACAGATTCTGGCCGACATGGTGCTCTACGGAGTGGGCGACGGCATCAAGCCGCAGTCCCACGCCAGCACCCCGG